ATGTTTATTTGATATAAATATATCGAGAGATAAAAAGAGCGCGTTTACACGCGCTCTTTCTAATAAGGTCTCTATTCTGATATTAGTAGTTTAATATGCAGTAGTCAGGGGCTAAAGTCATTGTAATATTTACAGCTGCACTTTCGTTATCCCAACCATAATCGCCAAAGTTAGCGTCAACAATGAAGCATCCTTTTAACACCCACTCAGAAACGATATCACCTACAGGACCTAAAATGTTTAATGTTACATCCTTCTTGTAGAAGTCAGAGTAACCATCTCTACCTGTTACTGATTCGTGGTGTAATCTTACCCATTCCATAATAGTTTGTGTACCTGATGGAGAGATAGGGTCATGAAGTGTTAAAGCTACGTTACCCCAAGTTGTTTTACCCTTAACTTTTCTGTAAACGTTAATGTGGTTAAGAGTTACTTCACCTTGTGTTACTGTAATAGCACCAACTCCCTTAATGAAGTATGATGGAACACCATCAACTAACATTATATATCTGTTCTGCTGTTTTGGTTCAAACGCTGTGAAAAATATTTCGTTTGGATCTAATATTGCCATAATGTTTTTATTTTTTAATTGTTGTTATTTATACATATTAATTAAAATAGCTTTATTATGCAGGGAATTCAGCTCCTGTTGGAGTTAAATTGAAGTCAATTACAATAAATTCAGCTGTTTTAACAGGCTGTAAATAGATCGCACCTCTTAACTCATTTCTGTCAATTACATCAGGACCGTTGTTTGAAGCATCCATTACAACTTTGAAAGCATACAAACCTTGGTTTTGTTGAACTGTTTCTAAGTATGGGTTAACAACACTTAAGAAACTGTTTCTGGTTTGTAATGAGTTAGGTTCAAACACCAAGTTCTGAGAAACTGTACCAATGAATGATTTTAGAGCAATCAATAGTCTTCTAACGTTAACTCTATCAAGAGCTGTAGACAAGGTCTGTAATGTTTTCTGACCGTAAACTACAACACCAGTACCTGGGAAGGTAGCGATTGGGTTAATTTTATTGTTGTAAAGAGTATCTCTTAAACTTCTTGGTAAAGTCTTTTCAGGAGTTATAACATTAGGCATAGTACCTCTGGTGAAACCAGCAGGTGCGAACCATGCTTCAGAAGTATTATCATTATAAACATACACTGAAGGGATAACAGTTGAAGCGGGGCACCAAACATTAGCACTAGTATCTTCGTTTCTAACTAGTAACCAAGGCCAGTAAGCTGCAGCATAGTTAGTGTTTAACAAATTAGCTTGACCTACAACATCTGAGGTGGAAGAATTAAAATTAACTAAGTCAATTGGTAAAATACTATCACCTCTGTTAGTTGTGTTGGTTATAAGAGTATCAAGGACAGTTTTATGAGCTGCAAATTCATAAATCAAACCAGGAACACTAATTACATTAAATGCATACTGATCTTTGTTTCTTAATAAGTTAATTGAAGCTGTATAGTTAGCGGCGGTTAAACCTTGAACATTGGTTTCTGTAATATCACCATACCACTTAACTTCACCGGCCGCAAATAAATTACCTGTACCTCCTGTAAAACCACCATTTTGGAGAATAGGTAATGAAGAAGTGAATTGGGATTTAAAATTACCAGCGCCATCTAAATAATATGGGGTAGGTTTCTCAACACTACTAACAATAATATATTTACTCTTATTTGGATATTCACCGTCTACAGTGATATAAGCATCAGTACCATCTAATCCTTGTGTAAAGGTTTGGTTACCAATTACTTTAGCGATATAATCATCTCTAGTTGGGTCAAGAGATACAGCTCTCCATGTTTCAAGAATAGTTTTATCAGCAGTTCTATCATCACCTTGTCTAACTAATAAGGTAAAGGTACCAGAAGCACTGTCAACCTGAGAAATTTCAAATCTTAAGTTGTAATTAGAACCAGAATCAAGAGCACCAGCCGCGCTTTGATCATTACCAGAGTTCATAACTATACCTTGAGAAATAGTTTTTAAAGTAAATGATGAAGCATTTATAATATCTTGGTCACGTAAAGTAAACACTAAATTATTACCCCCACTTTTTGATCCCGCAAAAGATTGAGAAGGGAAGGTTATATTTTGACCAACAGTGAATGTTCCTCCTTGAGCTGTAATTGTTACAGAAGATAAAGAATTTGAAGCTGCTAAAGTTATTGAAGCAGTAACATTAGCTCCTGAAGCAGATCCTATAAGGGCTGTGCTTAAAGCTGATCCTGTAAGGTTAAAGGTTCCGGATACAGCTGTTAAAAGAGCGTCACGAGTTGTTCTTAAAGTTGTTCCTTCTACCTCACTCTCTACAATAGTTTCAGCTGATGTGAATGTTCCGCTAGCTACTCTAGTAACTAATAAATTAGTTCCACCTTGCTTAAAGTAGTTTTGGGCTGAGATGTTGGTAAGGTAAGAATAGGGTAAACCACCACTAACTATAGCTCCACCAAATCTGGTTAAGAATTCACTATAAGTGGTAACAGTTGTTGGGATTCCAACAGGTCCTAAAACTGTAGGACCTATAATAGCTGCACCTATAGGAGCAGCGGCCGCCTCAAGGACGGTAGGGACATTTTCATTATAAAATACCCCTGGGGAAATTATTTGTTCTGCCATGTTATTAATAAAAGGTTAAAAAATTGTTGTCTAACATAAATACCATAGAAAATTTCAAAAAAATTAAGTTTTAGTGAAAATACCTTCTTCAATATTTATTGTACCATTACCATATTTTTGGGTCAATTCTTGAGCTATATCTTTTTCTTTAGTTCTTATGTTTTCTAAAAGTTCTAATAAACCTTTTTTTTGCAGTTCAAGAAGTTGAATTTGATATTCAAGTTGCCCAAATGAATTAATTAAAGAGTCTTGTTGGTCTTGTAATTCTTTTATTTGAAGGATTTCACTTTCAGTTAATTTTGTAACATTTTCCATGAATATAAATATGGAAATTTTCTTGTAAAATTAAAGATTAGTATTGATATCTTCTATAAAATTATTAGCTGAAGTTCTCCCTAAATTTTCTATATTTTCAGAACTAATATTAACTTGAGAAGTACTTGAATACTTTTTAATAGCGTTAAGATCCTTTTGAATCACATCAGGAATTATATAGCCATTTAATTTAATTTCAAAAGATCCTCTAACTGTACGTTGTTGTCCAACATTTAATTCTGTTATAGTTTGATATGAACCTATATTAGCTTTAAATTTAAATCTTTGAGGATCACCCCAATATGAATCAGCAGCGTAGTTTATAGCTTCTACAATTTTGTTTAATTGTTCCATATAATATGTGTATATCATACAAGAATAATTAAGGGTTACAAAGTCAGGTATTACAATAGCTTGATAAGTTTTTATAGGGGTAGCTCCATTTAATACACTTAATTGATTATAAAAATTTTGTTTAGTATATTTTTGCTGAAAAATAGCATATGTCTGAGGAAAATTGGAGTCAACTTTAGAAGTCATTCCTCTATTTCTATCAATTGATGTTCTTTTGTACATGATAAGTGGAGCCATAATCCTACCATTTACATCTCTGTAATAACCATCACGTTGAACTGATTTCCATCTTTCAGGAGAACCATAAATTACAGGTACAGCTACTCTGGCTCCGTTTTGAGAAACAAAAGGTTTAATAACATTATCAAAATAATACTTAATAGTCTCGTCAATGTCTTTTAAACCTATAGTAAAAGGTTTCCAAGGATCATCTTTAAGAGAAGTTTGAGCTGCTCTAGCAGGATTAACTACTTGATCATTAATTCTATTATCAGCTGTTGCTCGAGTTGGAATAGGGTCATTAGGTACTCCATATGTTTGACGAGATTGAACATAGTCATTTGAAATCTCAAGTTGAGACTTTGGTATTGGGATTTTTCCTTGTTCAGCCATTATAATCTTTCTTTAGTTATTCCAAATTTATCAGCTGGCTCATAATGAGCTTTACATAAAACTGAGTAGTTAGAACCAAAATCACTTAAACCTGGGTTTAATGGATTGGATTCATTTGGGAAGTCTGGGTTTTTTCCAAGTAGATATTGGTTAGCAGTAATACTGTCTATTTCATAATATCCATTTTGGTATAAAATTAAATCTCCTATTTCGGGTACTAACTTAGCATCAACTAAATCTTCTCTTAAGAAATAAAAGTTTATGATCCAATTAAAATCTACCCCAAATTCATTTTCTTCATATGCTTGGTCTTCTCTATTAATTAAACAATTAAATAAGATAGGACCATCATAGTACTTTCCACCAGCAGCTTCACCATATAAATTAAAAGTAGTTTGAGCTAATCTTAATTTATAAAAAGAACATTGTTGGGTTATGATATCCCCCATCAACTCTCGAGTGACAGTTGTAAATAAATTAATATCCCTGGACCTTCCAAATAGTGCCATTAGCCAACATAAATTGTGTAAGGTACATTATTTAATTCTTTTTGTAAACTATCAGATTCTAAAGCTCGTTTTTCTAACAATTTAGTTCTTGAAGTTTCATCTAAATAAGCTCTTAATCTTTCAATTAAAGCTGTTTTTTCAGCTGTAGCCGCTGATATTAAATCTCCATGATTTAAAGTTACTTCAGCATTAGGTATAGGAACAGTTGTATATTTACCTCTAATATAACCTAACATTTCTTTACATAATGCTAAAGTATATTCAAATACCCATTGTCTAC